GGTCTATGCAGTTCGGTGGTAAACCAATTGAGATTTCACCAAATAGAATTTATAACTGTGCTTACTTACCAATTGACGACCTTGCTGCATTTTCAGAAGCAATGTTTTTATTGTTAGGTGGAACAGGTGTTGGGTATTCAGTACAAAAACATCATGTTGAAAAATTACCCGAAATTAGAAAACCAAACCCAAATAGAACAAGAAGATTTTTAATTGGGGATTCTATTGAAGGATGGGCTGACGCAATTAAAGTATTAATGAAATCATACTTTGGAGAACAATTATCAACTCCAGAATTTGATTTTTCGGATATTAGACCAAAAGGCGCTCAACTTGTAACATCAGGTGGTAAAGCACCGGGACCTCAACCATTAAAAGATTGTCTTCACAAACTACAAGGTATGTTAAGTGCAAAAGAAGATGGTGACAGATTAACTCCAATTGAAGTTCATGATATGGTTTGTCATATTGCAGATGCAGTATTGGCTGGTGGTATTAGAAGAGCGGCATTAATCTCATTATTTAGTGCTGACGACAACGAAATGATTTCTTGTAAATCAGGTTCATGGTGGGAACAAAATCCACAAAGAGGTAGAGCAAACAACTCAGCTGCACTTGTTAGACATAAGATTACAAAAGAATTTTTCTTGGATTTATGGAAACGTGTTGAAGCTTCAGGAGCAGGTGAACCTGGTATCTACTTTACAAACGATAAAGATTGGGGAACAAATCCATGTTGTGAAATTGCGTTAAGACCAAATCAATTCTGTAATTTATGTGAGGTTAATGTATCTGACATTGAATCACAAGAAGACCTAAATTCTCGTGTTAAAGCTGCGGCGTTCATTGGAACATTACAGGCGGGTTATACAGATTTTCATTATTTAAGAGATGTTTGGAAAAGAACAACTGAAAAAGATGCGTTGATTGGTGTATCTATGACAGGTATTGGTTCAGGTGTGGTTTTAGGTTATAACATGAAAGAAGCAGCAAAGGCAGTAAAGGAAGAAAACACAAGAGTTGCTGAACTTATTGGTATTAATAAATCAGCTCGTATGACTACTGTTAAACCAGCAGGAACGACTTCATTAACATTAGGAACATCATCGGGAATTCACGCTTGGCACAATGATTATTACATTCGTAGAATTCGTGTTGGAAAGAATGAGTCGATATATAGTTTCTTTTTAAATAACCATCCTGAATTGGTTGAAGATGAATTCTTCCGTCCACACGATACAGCGGTTATTTCTGTTCCACAAAAGGCACCGGAAGGTTCAATATTAAGAACAGAAAGTCCATTTCAACTATTAGAAAGGGTTAAGAAAATTACCCAAGAATGGATTAAACCCGGTCACAGAACTGGTTCAAATATGCACAATGTGTCGGCTACAATTAGTTTGAAACCTGAAGATTGGGAATTAGCTGGTGAGTGGATGTGGGATAATAGAGATTTTTATAATGGACTATCTGTACTTCCGTATGATAATGGAAGTTACATTCAAGCACCTTTTACTGATTGTACTAAAGAAGAATATGAAAATTTATATTCAAAACTTCATTCAATCGATTTAAGTAAAGTTATTGAACATCAAGACAACACAGATTTAAGTGGTGAGTTGGCTTGTTCGGGTGGAGCTTGTGAAATTAAATAACGAAAAAAATAAAAATAATGATGAAGGGGATGGTCGAAAACTTTCCCCTTCTGATTTTTATATAGAGGACGGAAAATATGTTTTTACTGAGGAATTTCATTTAAAACGAGGGTTTTGTTGTAATTCGGGGTGTAGACATTGTCCCTATAAAAAAGATTTAGGTGGCTCCCTTAATGGTTCGCGGCCGACCGCAAGCATCTAACTTTGAAAATACAGGGGGCGAATATCAGAGACAAATCGAGGACTAAACTCCTCGATTTTTTTATTTAATGGTATTTATTAATAATGGGAAAAATAAGATTTGAGGAAGAACATTTAGATTACTATGATGGTCAGAACAATTATGAACTTGGAGTCTATGAAGATGATGAGATAATTGGGTATGTTTCCTTTGTAATTTTTGAAAATGAAATTACAGTTAGTGATATATTAGTTAGACCAAATAGAAGAAGAGAAGGGTTTGCTTCAATGTTGATAAAGAAAATGAAACAATTACATCCCGAATCAACCTATAAACCTTCACTAAAAACTGACTTAGGTGATAAGTTCATACATAAAGATGTGGAACTAAATGAACAACTTAACAGAATAAAAGATTTAATTAGGGTACTATAAAAATCGGTTTTCTTATTTATTACTATTTTATCTTTGTTTATATTTATAGGTATGGCAGTAAAGTATGGTATAGATTTTCCATTTAGACAAAGTCCTGTAGGTGATTTTCTTAATATGACGGAAATACCTGAAAGGGAGATAAGGGCTAATTTAATACACCTCATTCTAACTAGAAAGGGTAGTAGATATTATTTACCTGATTTTGGTACAAGACTATATGAGTTTATATTTGAACCTAATGACCAAATTACATTTAACCAAATTGAAGATGAAATAAGAACATCAGTTAGAAAATTTATTCCAAATTTAGAAATCAAATCAATTACCGTAACTGCTGCTGACCAAGACCCAGACGAATCTGTTAGTATAAATGAAGGTGAAGATAATAGATTATTTAGAGTTTCAAGTTATGCAACAAAACCATATACTGCAAAGGTAAGGGTTGATTATGATATAAATAATGAACCATTTGTTTCGTCTGATTTTATAATTATTAACATATAACATGAGTAAAAAAATATCATACGCAACAAGAGATTTTGCTGGACTAAGACAAGAGTTAGTAAATTTAACTAAACAATATTACCCTGATTTGGTTAAAAACACCAATGATGCATCAATCTATTCGGTTCTTTTAGACCTAAATGCTGCGGTTGCAGATAACTTACATTTTCATATTGATAGAGTTTGGCAAGAAACAATGTTGGATTTTGCACAACAAAGACAATCTCTATTTCATATTGCAAAAACATATGGAATTAGATTACCAGGAAATAGACCCTCAGTTGCGTTATGTGACTTCACAATTAATGTACCACCAAGAGGAGATAAAGAAGATGGGAGATACTTGGGTGTAATAAAATCGGGAGCTCAAATATCTGGTGGAGGACAAGCGTTTGAAACTATGGATGAAATTGATTTTGCAAATCCATTTAATAAAAGAGGAGACCCAAATAGATTAAAAATTCCAAATTTTGATGGTAATGGTAAAATAATATCATACTCAATTGTAAAAAGAGAGGCAGTGGTTAATGGAGTTACAAGGATTTTTAGAAAAGTTATTACTGAAATTGACCAAAAACCATTTTTAAAACTTTTTTTACCTGAACAAAATGTTTTAGGTATTTCAGGTGTTATTCATAAAGACGGCACAAATTTTTTAAATAACCCAAGTGAATCTGAATTTTTAAGTGCAACAACAAATAAATGGTATGAAGTAAAATCTTTAATACAAGATAAAATATTTGTACCTGACCCAACCTCATCATCTGATAAGGATAATTTTAAAGCTGGAACATACATAGATGTTACTAATAAATTTGTAACTGAGTATACTCCTGAAAATTATTTCTCATTAACATTTGGTTCGGGTAATGTAAACCCATTGGATAACATAGATAACTACATAAATGGTAATATGAAAGTTAGTCTTGGTAGTTATTTAAATAATTTATCATTAGGAGGATTACCAAGCCCAAACACTACTTTATTCATAAAATATAGAGTTGGTGGTGGAAAAAATACTAATTTAGGTGTTGATGTTATTAGTAGTATTGATAATGTTGATTTTAGTGTTATCGGACCAAACTCATCGATAAATTCCCAAGTTATTCAATCATTACTTGTTACAAATGTAACACCAGCAGTTGGTGGTTCTGACCAACCCTCTATTGAAGAAATAAGAAATATGGTCGCATATAATTTTGCAGCTCAAAATAGAGCAGTTACATTAAACGATTATAAATCATTAATAGAAACAATGCCATCTACATTTGGAGCACCAGCTAAGGTTAATGTAATGGAAGAAGACAATAAGGTTAAAATAAAACTGTTATCATATGATGAAAATGGTAATTTAACGGATACTGTTTCAAATACATTAAAGAATAATATTTTAGATTATCTTTCTGAGTACAGAATGGTAAATGATTTTCTTGAAATTCAAAGTGGTGAGGTTATCGACATGGGATTAGAAATTGATTTGGTAATTGATAAAAATGGTAGCCAAACTGAAATTGTTAAAACTTCAGTTGAAGATATTATCAGTTATTTCTCAATTGAAAAAAGAAAAATGGGTGACCCATTACTTGTTGGTGATTTGTATAGAATTATTGGTACAGTTACAGGTGTTGTTAATGTTGTTGATATTAGAGTTTTTAACATAATTGGTGGTGATTATTCATCTGCTGAGGTTGCTCAACCATATGTGGATTCAGTAACTAAAGAGATACAACAGTATGATAGTACAATCTATATGAAATCAAATCAAATATTTCAAATTAGATTTCCTAGTATTGATGTAAAAATTAGGGTTAAAACTTTAGGAACGACTACATTCTAATTTATTTTTTCTTTATTTTATAGAAAACAGATAAATTTCTATTTATATAGAGACAAGGTAAAGAATGCAAAAACACAGAATTTCCACAGACATAGGTAATGACCAAAAAGTTGTTGTTGAAATAAAACAAGATTACGACCTTTTAGAAATCCTATCATTAAAATTTACACAAACCGACATATACTCATCTATGTGTTCGGATTATGGTGTTGTTTGCGGTAGAATCTCGGTAAATAATGGATTAGGTATACCTAATGCAAGAGTATCTATTTTTATTCCCGTTTCTGAAGAAGATTTAAACGACCCTGTCATATCCACATTATATCCTTTTTCTCAGGTTGGTGATAAAGATGATGCGGGGTATAGATATAATTTACTACCAAGTAGACAACAACACGGCGGACACACACCAACCGGAACATTCCCTGACCAATCTGATATTTTAACAAGGGAAGAAGTTCTTGAAGTCTACGAAAAATACCACAAATATACTGTAAAAACAAATGATGCGGGTGACTTCATGATTTGGGGTGTACCTGTTGGACAACAAACACTACACATTGATGTGGATTTATCCGATATCGGATGTTTCTCGTTAAGACCTGATGATTTTATTAGACAAGGTAAGGGTGTTGATAATTTTAAAAATTCATATACATATAAATCATCAAATGATATTGATACATTACCACAAATAATTTCATTCGATAAGAATATTGAGGTTTATCCGTTTTGGGGTAATGAAGATTTATGTGAGATTGGTATAACAAGAACAGATTTTGACCTTTCAAGTAAAGGTGTAAAAGTAGAACCTAAAGCATATTTCTTAGGTTCAATATATTCCGACCAAGGAAAGAATACAGTAAATAAAGAATGTAGACCTAAAGGTGATATGGGTCGAAAATGTGACCTTACAACATACCCTGCGGTTATTGAAATGATTAGGTTCACAACACGAAAAGATGAAAACAATAGACCTATATTAGAGAGTTTTGAAATTCAGGAAGATATTGACGATTCGGGTTCATTTGTGTTACCATTACCAATGAATATGGATTATGTGTTTACGAATGAATTTGGGGAGAATGAGATTACAAACGACCCAAACAAAGGTATACCAACATCATCTTGTTATAGATTTAGAATTTCAGGTAAAAATGAAACTTTAGGTAGGGTTAGAACGGTTGCTAGTTACTTAGTTCCAAACATTCGTGAATACACTAATGATGTTGATAAATCATATGCATTCTCAACAGATTGGACGGACTATCCATCAAGTGCAATAAGTACAACAGCAAGTCCCGTTATTTTTAATAATGTATTTGGTAGTTATTTTCCTGATGATTATTTCTTTAGATTTACATACAATAAAGTCTATGGTGTTTCATCATATATGGGTGGACAATATGGTGGTGGTTCATTTGTTGGTAGGGATAACTTTTTAGGAATAAAAGAAATTTCACCTAAAACAGATGAAGATTGTGAAAGTAGTGTTTTAACACCACCAACAAACTTTGCATTTAGAAAATTCTCATTTGCAATTTTATTAGCTATTATAATAAATGTATTTGAAAGAGTAATATATACCGCATATGTTGCTGCAATACAAATTCTTATCCTCCCTTTTCAATGGCTTTATGATAATTTATATTTTAGAATCAGAGCTTTTGGAAGAACAATATTTGAATTTGGTCGATTTCAATTTTTTGAAGATATTGTTGAAAGTTTACAAAGAGCAGGAACAGTTAGTTTAGGTGTTGTTACATATCCCGAATGTGAATCCTGTGATGAAGTTTTAAATTCCACACCCACTATTGAAAACTCCAGTAATATTGACCCGTCTTTAAAATACAATAAAGTTGGTGGAGGTATTGCCGTTAGAGACAAATTAACTTTATATTTAGAGTGCGAACAGTATCAATTTGTAAAACCAACAACATCAGGTTCAACTAAATTTGATTACTATGATTGTGACACAAACACCTTTTCAACGGTAACACTTACTAGTGGTAGTACCACAACAACAAGATGTGTTAGACAAGGTATGGGTGGAGTTGCGGTAACACAAATTGGTAACGGAAACGGTTCAGCTGTCGTGGTTGGTACATGTACAACAGCAACAAGAGTTACAGTATATCCAAATACTTGTGATAATGACTCAAGTGAAAAAGAATTATATCTTAACGGAGGAGTTGCATCATATACCCCAAGTGGTGTTTTTGCTCAAAGTTTATTAACAATTAATAATAATACTTTATTATCTCCACCACAACAATACATCATTAAAATGACGGGATATCTCCCGTACATATATGCAACTTCGGCAGATTTAACAATTCTATCCTCAAGTGGTACAACAGGTGGGTATAATGATTTATTTATTTCGGGTTACACTTGCTCACCTAGTGGATATCAACATGTTGATACATCTAGCTCAAGTTTATGGTTAAAATGGGATAGTGCAGGACCATCTCCGGTGGATTATGTTTGGTCAGGAATAACGTATGAAATATATAGTGTTAGTTTACCATTAACAGGCTCAACTAGTACAACGGGATTAGATACATCGTCATTACCTGAAGGTTGTAAGGGTTATAATACCGTTTATGATGAAAACATTTCAACAGGGACATATTGTGCAGCCAATGTAAATGTTTCATATAGTGCACTAACAGTTACCACCGGTGATGTGTGTTTAGGGTCAGATATTCCCGTTGGTCAAATTTTAAATGATACTGGTAATGGTGCAAATGCATGTAACTCATGTCAAAAAAGTTTAATTACAAAAAGTGGATTTTCTGAATTTAGATTTGGTATATTCACTATTATACCTGCAGCTGGAAATACACAAACAAATTGGACTAAGAATTTTAGTGCAATTGGTGAATATGCTAGAAGAAAAATAGTAGGTAAATTATTTTGTGAGGGTATTAGTAATTATTCATTTGTAGATAATTGGTTGACGGGTTCTTTATATATGTTTCCATTTAAAGCAAAAGTTAGATGGGACAATGAACCAGGATTAGATTTAAATTATAGAGGAACAAAATACTGTGAAAACCTTTTACATTTTAAAGTTCAGGAAGAATCAACAAAAACGGCAGTTAAAAGATTCTATTATAGGTCAACCAAATTTAATGGTTCAAACTTTTCTATAACTAAAAATACAAATGATGAAATTACAACATTAGGACACCCAACAACAGTTGTTGATTTGGGTCCGAGAGATGAATTTATAAAAGAAATTTGTGTTGACCCATCATTAGACCCTAACTGTTCTGTTGTTAGAAGTGTTGGAGCAACATCATTTCAAAGTTTTAAAGAAATGTTAGGTCTCTACATTAACTATAGAATGGACACTAACCTTGATTATAGTTATAAGGATTTCTTTAAAAATGGAACAAACTCAATTACTCTCCCAACAAATACTGGTGGAGATTTAGTTTTGAATGGTGATGTTTTACAATTAATATCAATTAATAATGAATCGGGAATCCAAGAGTTTGATTTACAAGATAGAAATTACGGGGCGTATTCCCCATCAATAGTTGACCCAGACAATTATCCCGACCTTTTTCAATCACAAGCGGGAACAACTAATGGTCCTTTACCGATTAATTTTGCTTTAGGTCAAGATGGTTATAGAATTAGGGTTTGTTTAAATGAACCCGGAAGACTAACAGAATCATCTCAACAAATACCTTTCTTTTATTGGAATAAACAAGGTGAAGGTTTTGGGGAAGGTGTAAATCAATTTTGGGATTTTGGTACTGTCATTAAAAATGATTTACAAGGAATGACACACAATTATAAGTTTAGTGGATTTACAGACACCACATATAATTATGTTCTTTTCCCAATGACAAAGGGATATACTGGAAACACATTTGATGGACCTGATTTAAATGAAGGTAGTTTTGATGAGGAAGATTTTTTTGTTGATAACCACACAAGTTACAATAATGAATACGAAGGATTTACATATCTTTATGTAACATCAACAGGTGTAACAACAAATCCACCGCTTTATCAACCAACAGCCGGTACTCTTTGGACTAGAGTAGGTAATGCTGGTGGTTGGAGTGGAACCACATGGTCATTATCAGGAGTTACTTATATTATTAAACCAACCCTTAATAATTACACTGGTAATAAACAAATATTATCCACACCATTCTTATTTTATTTTGGATTGAGACCAGGAAAAACTGCGGTTGATAAATTTATTGAAAGGTTCGGACCAAAAGGTGCGTTTCCACCTGCTGAATAATGGAAAAGAGAAAAATTATATTACCATCTAAGAAATTTTTCGGTTCACCCGATGAAGATTTAAATATTCGTTTAGGTTTAGATGAAAGCAAAAATCTTTTAAGAGAAGGTGATAGAACAATTATACTTGATAATTCTATTCTTTTTGCAAAAGAAAGAAATGAAAGTCCAAACTATAAAATCCATGGTAAACTAAAGATGGTTTTTAGAAATATGTATAGTGGTGAAACTACATATAATACATTAAAAGAAAGACTTTATTTAGTTGGTGATGGAAGTGTTATACCTCCCGGTGCAAATAGTAAATTTATCGGGTTCTTACCATACGATGAATTTGCATTTTTAAGAAGAGATGTATACAGAGAAGTTAACTTAATCACAAGTGGAACATCAGAACTTGATTTTTATACACCTAATATACAATTAACAGGAACAAATCCTCACCAATCTATTTCATCTATCGAGGCTCCTTATCATAATTGGAATGTTTATTTAAGTTATGTTTATTCTGGCGATACTCAATTTCCAATAAAATATACATTGAGTGGTAATACCGTTTATAGTTTTGTGTCAGGTGATGGAATACCATTTAGAGTTACCAATAATGGTTCAACATACACATTAACATGTCCCGTTGAACACGGAATGGCTGATGGTGAATACATAACAATATCGGGAGGAACATTAGATAATACTATACCGGTTTCAGGTAGAACATTTTTAATAACTAGTGTTGGTGATTCGGTTTATCGTTCAGAGAAATTTGTTTTAGATATTAATAAATCAGAAATGACATCAGGTACAACACTACCAATAGTTGTGTTGGGTAAAAGATGTATTAATAAAAATAATATTACAGGTACAACCTCAACATATTATGTACATAAACATAAAACATTAACAGAAGAAAAAGATTATATACTTGATAAAGTAGGTTTTGAATCCTCAATATGGGAACACGAAAGAAAACTTTTATTGGAAAATAGTGCGGGAACAAACGATTACTTAGTTGAGAGAAATAGAATGGAATCATTAATATATGATTTCAAAAATACATTTGTTTTAACTGGACTGACAAATAACATGGGATATCTTCCAACAGAAGTATATGTTACCGTTGTTTTAATTAATGCAAAT